TCCATCATCAGTCATATTAAACTTAACTTCAAGTTGTGTTATACCAACATATGGAATCCAAGTTGTTAATGCGTCAATTATTTCGCCTTTTATCTTTTCTGTAAACTCGGCTTCGTCAGTTATGTTTTCAAACAAAATATAACGTAACTCTGTTCCAAAATCAGGTAATTCATATCGTTCACCTTTAGCGGTCAATAGTAGATTCTTTACATTTGAAAATACTTGAACTCTATTTGTATAACTTTGAAAAAATATACCTTGTGGATTATTAAAAGGTATAGTAACGCCGATTGGTTTTACATAATAATCAATAGATGAACTAGGTTCATTTATAATGATGCTTTTTCGTCTGAATCTAGCCAATCATTATACTCCCTTTTTCTCGTTTATTTTTGCCATGAGTGCTGAATAATCACGAGTTAAGGCATTTGCCACTTCTGGTGTTAATTCATTTGGGTCAACTCCTTGTGGAATTGCTCCATGTGAAGGTCTTGCAAAAGCATTTAGTGAATCTGTTGTAAAAGACATTTCAGTTCCACCAAATTCTTCATCGTATCTTGTACTTTCTTGTAAACTTCTTCTAGTTTGTTCAAGAATATCTTGTATTCCTGTTAATTTAGAATTTGAAGTTTGTTTTTGAACTGGTTTCTTTTTCATTCCACTCTGAAGTGCTTCTTTATACAAAGAAACTCCGTGTTTAACCGTTTCTTCAACCGGTTTTTGTGTTTTCTTTAGTCGTTTATCAAGAGCATAATCTATTTCTTCTCTTATAATTGACCTGATTTCTTTTAAAAATGATTTCGTATCCATTTTTATAGTCCTTTAATTATTGTATACTAATAACTATATTTAAACAAATTTTAGTGTATTTGGGTCAAGAACTCTTGAAATTTCAAAGTGCATACCATCGGGTGTACCAGTCCACCAACCTCCCCAGAAAAATCCCCATTTTATAGCTGATGGTACAAGTTCTCTAACAGAACCTTTAGTACCCAATGCAGCTGGTGTTTCATACAAATCATTCCATCGTTGATTTATATCGAACGCAATACCCCAAGTATGACTACTAAGTGAACGACTTCCTTTTGCTTTTGAATATCTTGGAGAAAATGCTGCAGGACTAAATGTTAGTATTCCGTCAAGTAATCCGAGTTCTTGCCATTCTGCCCATAATCTCTTTAATTGCTCAGCACCTTTTTTGTGGAATCTAGTACCATTATATCCAAACTTATTCAGTTGTGGTATTTCTACAAATACTATATTATCTTGTTCAAAATTATTTAGAATTTGTACACGTCCATTATCGAGGGGTTCGTATTCAATCTCACCAAAAATGGAAGATTTTTGTCTACCACTTAATTGAGGTACATCTTCTCTTGTTTTTAATTCACCGGGTTTAAAATTGTTTGGTGTATAATTCACATTAGAATACAATGACTTTGCAACAGTTCCTCCAAGTAAAAAGTCATAATATCTTTCTACATTTTTATGACGATTTCTTGCCGTACTTTCACTATTACTTACTGCTTTTGTTATAGTGGTTGTTGTTCCTAAACTTACTTCATTTATTTGCACACCTTTATGGTCATTCCACCACATAAGAGCACTTAATAACGCAAATTTATTTTGGTCTTTTCCATTTCGTCCGCCACCTAAATCACTTCTCCAATTATATGAGACTAATTCAGGATATTCTAAAAAGTCAACATTATTTTTCTCGTATTTTCCGTTGACACCAAAAAACTGATTCATCCTTTCGTATTGGTTCTTTCCTGTTATTTGTATTGCCCCGTGTCCACGATACGCATAACCTTCAGGACTCCCTTTATAGAAACCAGGGTCAACCGTATAGTCATCTATTTTTTCATCTGGTTCAACTACTCCTGCATCATTTTTTGCAAGTGATTCTTTATTGAAAGTATTTCCCAAATCAGTTCTAGGAGTGTATTTACCACCGTAATATGTATCGAACATACCACCTTTTTCCCAAGGCGGAGTTTTTATACCAAACGGTATACCATCTTCTACATTATTGTCAGAATAGAAAAACTCATCTTCATCACCTTCTCTATAGTTTGACATTTTTTTACCCAAGTTTGTTATTCCTTTTTTAGAATAATAAACATACTCAGCCAAACCTCTTATCGATTCTGATGCCAACTGTCCAAAAAAGTTTGCAACTTTTTCTCTAGTGTTTATACCAAATGATTTAACTATCATGTCTGCTCTACTTTTAATATATCTAGGTAACATTTGGTCTGGCATTTCTTTTATTTTTTCTATCAAGTCTTCTTCAGTATATGGTGTCTTTAATGCGTTTTCTCTATCTTTTGCATCAAGATATACATCAGGTGGTGCACCAACTGAAGAAGCAGTTCCTTTATTTTTTGCTTTGTTTTTACCTAAAGTAGATTCTTGTCCATCGGGTGTTGATGTTTCCTCACCAGAACCTCTGATATTCCGTATCTCCCCAACAAGTGAATCGTCATCTACTTGTGCAGCATCAAGTAAGTCTTCAAAATTATCTATTCGACTATCTAATGGTGGATTTGGATCACCACTAATTGATTTATAACGTTCTCTATCTTTATTATTGTCCGTTACTGGCATTTACTTCTCCAAATTAGCCTTCAGATGGGTCAGGTGAAGTTATTGAATCATCTATTGAACCAGTGTCTTTTGAAGTTACAGACTTCATTAAATCGCTATTAAAGGTTGTAGTTCCCTTGTCAAATTCAGGAGGAACATTGAATCCTTGAACAGTTCCACCACCAACCTTATCAGGTACACTATCATTCGTCATATTTGTCATATAGTCATTCCATGCCTTATCATAGAACCAAGTTGTTGAGTCTTTATCACGCACACCATAAACTGCGTTTCTATTCGGATCCCATAGAGCGTAACCCTGCCATTCCGTTCCTGTTCTTGTATCTCTTGGTGAAAGAGCAGTTTCATTTGGATCGGATTTTGTTCTTGTTTCTGCACTACCAGAATCTCTTTGTTCTTGCTTTTGTTCTCTTTCTTGTTCTTTTGACTTTGCTTCTTCCGTAGGACCAGCTGTAAATTCATTAACAAATGCAAGTTGCGATTGTAACTTCTCTATCTTTTGTTGAAGTTGTTTTGTCTTCATTTTCAAATCAATAAAACTTGGATTATTAATTGGAAAACCAGACGGACCCCATGTTGTAGGTACAGTTATTTTAGTTACAGATGATAGAAAACTGGACATAATACCACATAATTCATTCAACCAATCCATCGTTCTATCACCAAGAAGAACTGGTGATTTTGCGTTCAATCCCAAGTTAATTCTTTTTGATTCCATCTCAACTACTTGTTTTCCGTCGATGGATATTGCCTTTTCTGCAGATAATCCAATCCCTTCTTTACTAAAAACTATGAACTCTTGTTTTTTAGAATTGAAAATTAGTCTATCTGATGTGATAAGAACTTGGTTACCTGCAAATTTATTCTTCACATACAAATCAACACTTTTATCAGTTATTGACGGTGTATATGTTGAAGATGGTGTAAACTTCAATTCCTGACCAGATGTCAACCAAATAGAAGAATCATCGGTATCAGGATTTTCTTGTATAAATTCGTTTTCTTGTTTTTTACCAGGATTTGTTCCGTTTGATATTACAATTATTGGGTTTCCAATATCAGTTTGTCCTTTTTTCCAATATGGTTTTACGGGGTATTCTCGTCTTTCATCTATTGTTGAACCAAATCTAATAGATTGACCCCACCTACCTTCCAATATTATGTCACCAGAATAAGGTTGTATAGGTCTTACATCAAGACGTTCTGCAAAAGCAGGGTCTATTGTTTTTTTGGATTGATTTAATTTTGAAGACTTTGATGGTAGACCGTCTCTTGCATTTTCTCTGTTTTGAGTGTTGTTTGGAGTATTTGACGGTAATATTTCTGTAACACCCGGTAATCCATTTTGGTGTACTGAACTTTGTATTGCTATTGGATTGGTATAGTAATATTCTTGAGACGTGGCAAAGTAACTGTTATATGCAGTTGGTCCTTTCAACAACATCACAACTTCGCCAATAATTGGGATGTTTTTTATATTTGCGTCAAGAGATCTTGCTTGAATTACATTTGTTCCTGCCTGTGTGCCGAATGAACCGATAATTTTACATCGTATTGAGTATAATTTTTCTTTATCTTTACCAGAAAAATCTACATCAACAACTTCAGCAGAAACTACCTCATATTCCTGTCCGTTTAGTATGGTCTTGCGTATGTTCAACTGAATTGTCCTCCTCGACTGAATCACCGATTGATTTTATCTCTTTTAGAAGAGCATCCTTTTCTTCATCTGTCAAGAACGAACTTCCTTCTTCCGTCGTCTTTGAAACCATACGTTGAATAACAGCAGCGAGTTTTACAAGATGT